AGTCCTAGAAGTTTTTGATGTAGGCGAATGTATCGCACAAAATCAACCAATGTCGGGTCGTGTTGTGGTTCCAATTTATGACGAACAATATAATTACGTGGGGTGTGTCGGCAGAGCAATCAAAGAACATATTAAACCAAAATGGTTACACAGTCATGGATTCAAAAAAAATGTTTTGTATGGGCTAAACCTTGCAAAAGAGGAGATAATAAATACAGGAAGCGTCGTCTTAGTTGAAGGGCAAGGAGATGTTTGGAGACTTCACGAAGCTGGTATCGCTAACGCTGTTGGCATTTTTGGATGTAGTTTGAATGAAGACCAGCTTATACTATTGGAACAAAGTGGCGCAATGAACGTGGTAATTCTTACTGATTACGATGATGCGGGAAATAATGCTGCTGAACAGATTGTAAAAATTTGCGGAAGGCGATTTAATTATATTCGCCCAGAAATGATTGAAGGCGTCAAGGACGTGGGCGATCTTACAATACAACAAATAAAACAATTTCTTTATCCACAGTTAAAAGGATTTATAAATGAAAACTAAGGTTATTGCTCTCGCTGGAGGCAAAGGTTCTGGTAAAACTACATGCATGAATTTTCTTCATGGATACCAATTAAGATGTTATAGAGTTATAGAAAATTTTGCGATATCAAATCGTGGTCAGCTAATTGTTAAAGTTGAGGCGGAACAAGATGGTAAAACAGAGGTTACTGACACTTACTTAGACATAAATAGACATGACGTAGAATTCATTGAATGGGCGATGTATAATGTGTGGCCCTTTGTTAAAAAGTATTCTTTTGCAGATCCTTTAAAACAAATGGCAATTTCTTTGTTTGGATTAAAGCATGAGCAAGTATACGGAACTGAAGAGCATAAAAAGCAAGTAGTACCACATTTGCTGTGGGAAAATATGCCGGGAATTTACACTCACAAGCCGGGACCAATGACCGTTCGTGAGTTCCTACAGTATTTTGGAACAGATGTTTGTCGTAAAATACGCGAAGATATTTGGGTTAATAGATGCATTGAAGATATTAAGGTGGAAGAACCTTTGCTGGCGGTCATCGACGATTGTAGATTTCTCAATGAAATTGAAGCGATTCAAGCTGTAGGAGGTAAAGTAATTGGATTGAATAGATCTGTATACGGAAAAGATGCACATGAAAGCGAAACAGAAATTAAAAAACATTGGGACAAACTTGATTGTGTTATTGATAATCAAAAACTAGATATCAACGAAACATGTCAGGAAATTATCAAGGCTATCGACGGATTTGGCTGGCTACAAGAAGTTATACAAGCAGACTCAAAAAATACTAGAAAAGAAAAAATTCATACCATCAAGGAAAACTAATGATAGTAACCTATATTCGCAGCTCTAGCTACAACAACTATGAGTATTGTCAAATGCAATACTTCATCACCTATGTCTTGGGTCACCAAAGTCTATCTGGGAAAAAAGCGCAGCTAGGCACCATTGTTCATAAGGTCATGGAAGTTCTTGCCGCCTGCACCAAAAAGCTGCAAGAAAATGCGGATAGTAAAAGCTTATACATCAATGATGACGCTGTAGGCAAAGTTAATTTTACTCCAAGATCTCTTACCACTAAAAAGTTTGTCGCAAAAGTTTTAGATATGGGATACAAGCACTACACAGAGAACTGTCATCACGCATACAAGCCTGCTGACTTTAGATTTTGTGAGGAGCAGGTCAAGACCGCGCTAGAATTTAACGATGGACAATTCGATCCTCGCAATAGAAATATTGTAGATACCGAGCCGCAATTTGATATTCCTATCGAGGAAGATTGGGCTAAGTTTAAATACAAAATGCCCAACGGAAAAACTATGGAAGGGCAGCTTGCAATCAAGGGGACAATCGACTTGGTTACTCAGGTTGACGATGGCGTGATCGAAGTTGTAGACTGGAAAACTGGACGCAGGCTAAACTGGGCCACAGGAGAAGAAAAAACTTACGAAAAATTACTTGAAGATCCGCAACTCTTATTGTATAATTATGCTATATCCAAACTTTATCCTCAATATGAACAAGCAATCATGACGATATTTTATATTAGAGATGGCGGTCCTTTTAGTATGTGTTTTGATCAATCGGATCAAGTTAAGTTTTTAGAAATGTTGAAAAATAGATTTGGGCAAATTCAGCATAATGAATATCCTAGACCATGTAGCGCAAAGCGTTCACATTTCAAATGCACAAAACTGTGTCACTTTTATAAAAACAACTGGCCCGGAACCGACAAAACTATGTGTAACTATGTAGAAGATCACCTACAAGCTTTTGGGCACGACGAAACTGTGGAAAAATGCACGAGAGACGGATTTAATATTGGCTATTATGAGGCTCCGGGATAATGAAAGACGAAAATCAACAGAAAAAAAAGGGCAGATTGAGCAAGGAAGAAAGGCTGTTTATCGCAGAATCAATAGGCAGTAAATCCCCGTTTGAAATTGCTAGAGAGATTAATAGGCATATCAGTCCAGTGTTTGCTTATTTAGACTCCCATGTACCAGACTGGAGAAATCATGGTAAGCGTTTAATTTCAGATGAAGATTACGATCCCAGCAACATCAAAAAGCTACATAAAAAGATTCTAACCTTGAGCAAAGAATCAGGCATGGATTATGCCGAGGTTAAAAGGAATTTAAGTAAGGGTACTCATCAAGGAACCCATACACTTTATCAGTTAGAAGACTTAAAACGTGCCTTAGAAGATCTTACATCATCTATAGATGAGAACATATCATCTTGGAAAGAAGCAGCTATAGAATCTGCCGCAGAAGAATTAGCTGCTGAACGCCGGTCTGTAGAAATGCAAAGAGCATTACTACATGGAGAGATAATGAAGAAGTATAACATGGATTTCCCACCACGACCTATTCATACCGTAGAAGATTTTTTGAATGAGTACAAAGGCAAAAAAATCGTTCACGGTGTTTACTTTGGCTGGGAACAGGGTCAAGTGGTTTATGTAGGCAAGTCTTCTGATATACGACTCAGAATGTTGAAGCACCATAAACTTAAGAAAGACATGTTGTTTTCTTTTCTAGAGATACCCAAAGACAAACTTTACACTACAGAATGTTTCTATATCTGGTGTCTGTCACCTAAGTTAAATAGCGAAGTTGAAGAAGATTCACACTATGTTCCAGTTGAGCATAACAAACTTGTAACAAAAATAAAGAGCAAGAATCATGATTGAGATAGAAATCACAGAAAAAATGAAACAGCAAGCGTGGAGAAAAGCTCGTGAAATGGGGAAATTAAAGAATTCCATCATGAAGGGAGATGGAAATATTGCGGGTTTTTTGGGAGAGGCGGTTGCAAATGAGGTTTTGTGTGGTATAATAAGTAATACATTCGACTACGACATCGTGACTGGCGACCAGTTTGACCCTGAACAAATGGTGACTTGGGACGTTAAAACTAAGAGATGTACAAGTCCTCCCAAAGACTATTACGATTGCTCGGTGGCAAATTACAACACCAAGCAGAAATGTGACAACTATGTTTTTGTTAGGATTGAGAATAAGAATGGAAGATGGGGGCGAGCTTGGGTGTTGGGCTGGCTTCCGCACGACGACTATTACAAGAAGGCAAGAAAGCTAACCAAAGGACAAAAAGATCCCTCAAATGGATTTATTGTCAGGGCAGATTGTCATAATGTGGCTATTAAAGATTTGAATAAGTTTGAGGAATGATATGTGGAATCCGATTAATTGTAAGACTCACTTTAGTTTACAACGTGGCTTTTGTAAAACTGATAAACTGGCACAAAGGTGTGCTGAATATGGATACACCGCTTGTGGTATTGCAGATTTTGAAAGCGTATCTGGCGCTGTGGAATTCAGTGCGGACTGCAAAAAGCATGACATCAAGCCAATCATTGGGTGTGAGTTTGATGGGTATATTTTATATGCTAAAAATAAAAATGGATGGTTTGATTTAGTTCGATACGTTTCTAATAAAAACTTAGACGTGCTAAAGGAAATTGCTAAAGCTGGCAATGTTATATGTGTGACAAAAGAAAAGAATGGACTTGCCAAGCTATTTAAGCACAATCATCATCAGTTAGATTATGAAAATGAAGCGATTTACTATGTTGACCAAAGTGACGCTGATTGTCACCGAATTATGCTGTGCGGCAAACTAAAGACTACCCTCAAGAAAATTAAGAGCATAGAACATGATTACGAGCAATTTTTTAATGGTGAAGACAAGTGGTTTTTACCTGAGAAAAATGAGAGATCTACTGGATTTGGAATCGCTGACAAGTGTGAAGATTATGATCTTGCTGGACCTCCACTCCTACCAACGTTTGAATGTCCAGAAGGGTATAATGAAGATGAATATCTGACTCAGCTATGCAGGGACGGCTGGGCTAAACTTCTGCTGCCCTCAGGAAAAGTTAATGGCGAGTATCACAAAAATATTTATGCGGATAGAGTAAAACATGAACTCAAAGTTATTTTTAAAGCTCAACTATCTGGATATTTTTTGATTGTTCAGGATATTATTAAATGGGTGCGTGAACAGGGCTGGCTTGCTGGTCCGGGCCGAGGATCAGCCGCAGGATGTTTGGTATCGTATCTACTGGGGATTACAGAAGTAGACCCTATAGAGTATGATCTTATTTTTGAGCGATTCTACAATGAAGGTAGAAATACTGAGGGCAACGTGGCGATCCCCGATATTGATATGGATGTTCCCGCAGAACGCAGAGATGAAGTTATTGATTACATCAAACAAAAATATGGCGCAGACAAAGTAGCACAGATGATTACGTTTGGCCGATTACAGGGACGCGCGGCACTAAAAGAAGTGCTAAGAATTAATGAAAGTGTGTCATTTGCTGAAATGAATGCTATAACAGATTGTATA